GGCGTTGAAAGCAGGGATAGCCCCATGGTCAACAGCCCCAATTTCTTGGGGTCGTTAAACAGATCGTCGTCCAATAGTCCCGGCATGATTACCACCCTCCCGGAGAACCCGGCCCACCTACACCATCCGTCCCACCGGGCGCACTGCCGGGGGCATCGCTTGCCGACACACCGCTACCCGCGTTTGGTGCACCAATCCCAGCATCTACACCAGCGGTCCCGGACGCCGTGCCGTTGCCGCCGTACAGCATTTCGTATAGGTACGCCAGCGGAGATTGCTGAGACTGCGTTGTGTAATTCGGGTTTCGTGATGCGAACGTACCAGTCAGGTACGGTTGATACGTCTGCTGCGTCGGTCGCTGATAGTTGAACGGGCTCTGCGTCCCACTAGACGTAGGCGTTTGCATCGGGTTGTACCGTTGCAGCCCGGTCAATTGCTGGATAGCGTTTTGTTGATTTTGAAGTGTTCCGCCTGCCATGATTTACCCCAACAGTCCGTAGTTAACACGCTTGTACCCATCAGGCCCGGTCTTCACCGCCTCTGGCACTTTCTTTTCTACCTCTTGGGCCATCACGCCCATATGGGTATCTTGTCCGCCTTTGTAGCGATACGTGTACACGCCTAGGCCGTCATCGGTTTTGCCGACTTTCTTGATATCGGTCTTAGCCCGCTTGTCAGACAGCAGCCCAAGCAAAGCACCCCCAGCAGCGCCCATGCCAGAGGTTAGGCCAAGTGAGGCCGGAAGCAGTCCGGCGATTTGAGAGCCAGCCAAAGCCCCGCCAAGAGTAGACGAAAGAGGGCTAACACCGGGTTGTGTTCCTGAACTTGTTCCGCCGTAGTTTTGCCCGGAAAGTGCAGAGCCGATAATACCAAGCTGTTCCTTGGGATAGTTCCGAGCCTCAAGGAAGTTCTGATAGTTGGTATCCAGGATTGATTGATCTTTCTTGCCTAGCTGTTCACCAACATTCAGCATTTGCGCGGCGTCCAGATAGTCCGTCTGCGCCAACTGCGGGGCCATACCGGCGTACTGCATCATCCGGTTGCGCTCATCGCCATAGTTACGATACCGCATGTCGGTGGATATATTCCCAAGCTGCCCGGCAAGGTTCCTAGAGTTGTCTGATTGGGCTTGCTGCCACGCAGACCCACCAAAAGCGCCCTTACGCGCAAAGGCCGCATCCGTCTGCGGGGCTACTGCGTTTTGGAAGTTGCGGGTAACGTCACCCGATGCCGCGTCAATCGCTTGCGTCAGGTACGGGTTACCTTCGCCCAGATAACCACCAGTCAGTGACTTGGTGGCATCAGCCCGAGCCGCGCCAACCTCGGGAGCGCCTTCCATGGCACGCTGATAGATCGAGCCAAAAGCCTGTTCCTGTACGGGGTTGAAGTCCGCAACCCTTTGGCCTGTATAGGCTTGATAGGGCTGATCCGCGACCTCTTTTGCTCGGTCAACGTATTCCTCCAAGTGTGGTTGCATCCACTTCGGAGGCTCGTTCTTTTGCGTTACTGTTTGTGATCCGCCGCCCATAGGTCATACCTCATAATTCTGTAAACACTTTTGAAACCGTGTTTCTGTTCCCAAAGCCTGGAACCGGCATCATCACACGCACCCTGCACGCAACTGGCCCCAAGTCCTTTTGCGTAGTCTTTCAACAGGTTGAACACATCAACCCCCGTCGCTCCGGGTGCGTATATGGCATAAACGTGCAGCGCCCTGAAATTGGGGTACACGATCACCTCTACCGCTGCCCATCCTGTTTTTTCTCCATCCGTGGCCCTTACCAATGTAAGCTCCCCACGAATCAGGCGCATCTTCAATTGGCCCGCGTCGCATTCACCGGCAGACTTCTCGCACGCCAGACTTAGCTGAATCGCACCGTCACGCCATGCGCGATCAATGTGCGATGCGTTTACTATGTCTAGTTGCCAGTTAGGCATCTGCATTCCACCCATGTTCCCGGCGTACCTGATACGGTACACACCCAGCCGACAATCACGTACTTGGACAACGCGACACCCGCCTCTACCGGTGCGCTGTTCTTTATAAAGTCGCCCTGCGCCCACTGCCCGGCAGTAGGTGCCGCCGTGGTTGCGTTGGTCACGAATGAGATTCGCCCCTCGCTAACACCGTTCAACTGGTTAGCTATCCTGCGAAACAACTGATAAACCCCGTAAGGCGTACCGGCTTCAAGTTTCGGGTCCGGGTCGATTCTCATCGCGTCCCACCGCGTTTGGCGTCGATCTCATATGCCGTAGCCACGAAATCACCATCTGTGGTGACTTTGAACCTGTGGAACCTTGCCGCTTGTCTACAGTCCATCTTGCCATCAGACATCGTGCCGGTAGCCCCAGTGGTCAGCGCATCGCCCTCTGCGAATTTGTAGTACCCATGTACCGTTGCGGAGTCTGGGGCATCGGTGAACCTGACCCTAAGCCGGGTGCAGTTCAAATACGCGCCATCCTCTCCGATATCCCCGGTCGTAAAGTACGCCTCATCACAAACACCAGACAGGGTATAGATTTTCCCGTCCGTCCCGATTACGGAAGGAGTCACACCGGACGCCAGCCAGAATGGGGAATCATAGGCAATCGTCAGCGATGTGCCGTCATACGTTGTAATCAGCGGAGAGCCGCCATCGTATGTAATTCCAGGTGACACGTAGTTGATTGGCTGTTCAATATCGCGGGTAGCCACGCCCCAGCGTTTTGTCGTCAAGTGCCAAACTAGGCAACTATCCAACATCCCGGAGTTACCGGCAGAGGGAAAGAAAATCCACACCAACTGCGCATTTTTGTCCCACATCAACGCGGTTTTATAGCGATACGTAGGGTCAAGTCTGGAAATGAACCAATCCCGTACAGTCCCCGTAGCGATAGGGACGGGCCGGACGCCATCAAAGAAATAGATGTTGTCCAGCCCGACAAAGACGTGACCTATGTCTACGTCAACAACTGCATTCTGTCCAACACACCCAACATCGCCGGGTATCTCGGTAAAGCTCCATGAAAGCGGAGGACCCTCGTATCTGCCCACATAAATCGCCCTGTTTTTGTAGGCGATCATGTCGTTACCTAGGGCCTTCCCGGCAACGATTGGCCCCTCAGTACCGAACAACCGGCCATTCTGGGCTTGCGTAGCTGCGGAGGCGGTCCAAGTGGTGTAGTCATACAACCCACTGCACCACCAGCCATCGGGACGCTCCCCAGTCACAGTTTCGTCCGTGTACAGCGCCATGACGAACCCGGCAACAGACTCAATGATCTTTGCCTTTGGTGCGCCTGTCAGGTCTGTGAATCCAGCCCCGGTGTTCTTTTGAATCTGCGCGGAAATGGTCGCTGCTAGGTTGATATCACCGAACTGTGCGAATGACCAAAGATCATCTGCGCTAAGGGTGTAATCACCAGCCCTAGATACATCAGTCCACGCAGTTGTACCGGCTTGATAGAGTTTGGTGGCGGTCCCTGCAAACAGCTTTGCGGAGCCGTCCAGAGACCTAAGCACAGCAGCCCCGGCGCAATCCGCACCCAAGGCGGATACCCCAACATCTACACCGGTCGGTGCGCCTTTGTAGCCAGACTCGAAAGGTATGAACTGGTCACAATCGACAATGACCCCCGGCGTAGTCGGGTCTGCGTCTGGCATGAACCCACTAATCGGAATCATCCGCCCACCCTATCGGCTCTAACCGCCATGTCGCCATAGCGGGATTTGTCCAGCAGGACAACCGTAGCCAGCCGCTCGTTATAGGCCGCGTTCCACGCCATCATGCGTGCATCGTCCATCAAGAAAGGTTGCGCCTCAAGCAGTGCCGCATACAGGTACATATGCGGGAACTTGCTAAGGATCACGTCTGTGTCGGCATCTACCGTCCAGCTAGCCAGCTTTGCAAAGTACCGCAAGGTGTAGTTGTAAGTTCCGTCAGGGACGGGGGAAAGAACTACGCTTGTTCCAGCCAGGTAGTAATCAACCGGAGTACCCGATGAGGACATGCCAGCAGCCGGGGCTACAGGGCGCATTTCCGTCTGTACGCCAGATACCTCTACCTTAAGCGAACGGGTAGCCAGCCAATCGGACGGCATGGAAATAGTGCCGGTCGTGGTCCCCGTGGCCGATGATTCAAGGATTGACGCACCACCCAGTTTGACAAGATCAAGCCAAACACGGTTGCGCCCTAGATAGATCAGGTCCGGGATTGTGCCGGTCAAATCAGTCCGGTTAAGCCAACTGGCTACCGAAGTCTGCAATTCACCGTAGTTTGTCAGAGCCATAGACAACCACCCAAAAACCGTTATCCGTTACCTGGAATGTCCCGATGTTGAAGCGTTGCCACAGCTTGTCGAGCCACCACTTGGGGGGCTGCTGTATCAGGTGGGCATTGCGCCCATCGGGGAGAGTTTTGATGGCTGGCCCGGTGTGAATCGTGAAGAATCCACAGACTTGGACTAACGCCTTGAGATCGTCCAGAACGTCATCAAGATATTCCGGCTCGATATGCTCCAGCACGTCAATGCAGCACACCATCTGAGCCGGTTCCTTGATAGACAACTCAGGAATTGCCGGGTCGTAACCAGTATATTCAACATCATGCCCCGGTGCAAGCACTTTGGTCAAATTCATCATTCGCCCGCAACCATAGTCCAGCAGCGTGGTTACTTTGGTTGAATCGATCAGCTTCGATACCAATCCGCCGTACTGTAGGGATGCTGTCCCATAGTTCCCTTTGGCGTGCATCGCCGTTTGCTGTTCGCGGTAGGCATCGCTAATCAATGGCATGGTTCATCTTCCGGTGTTCGTCTTTCCAGACGCTGGCCATTGGGGCATCTTTGTAGTGCGGGAATCCTGGAATACCTGCGGTCCAGTGCAGAACCTTGGCATCTTCCCTAGGGCCGTATTCGTCCACCAGCCAGTTCCATCTAGGGTCCAGTTCGCCTATGAAACGGTCTTCAATGAACTTGAATTGATGCAGGTGCAGCCCGTCGGCCTTGGCAACAAACTCAGGCGTCATATCGCGCCACGCAAAGTGATTGCAGTTAATCACCATCACGCTAGACCAGTTCTTGCGGTCATAGGGCCTGTTCTCCGCCTCCATGCCTGTCCCTACGTATTTCCTAGGGTGTTTGGATTGGTAAACATTCTTTACAACGCTGACTGCGTTTCTTGCGTCGGTTTCCTGAATCAGCTTTGCAACGTCATCCAGAACGACCATATCAGCGCCGTCCATAAATACAGCGTAGCCGGTCCACTTTTCCATGTAAGGAATCAGGAACCGCGAAAATGCAAAGGCGTTTGTACCGTCCCTAGCCCCTCCGCTGTAGAAGTCCAGCATCGGAAGATGTAGGGGGGTAAAGGATATCGGCTCACTTGCCCGCTCAATCACAGAGGCGCAGAACGTGTGGTAACCGACAGACTCCCTAGGGTCAAACCCGCTGTAGATGCGAATCAAGCCGCTTTCCTTTCCATGTACCGCTCCATCAGTGGAGACTGAACAAGCCTTTTCACGCTGTCCGCCCACGCCTCATGGGGCTTTTGCCTCCATAGCGTGTTTTGTCCGTACCAAGGCAGACTATCCCCGGTGGCGTAGTTCCACATCGGCTTATCAGGGACTAGGACGATAGCCGGAACACCCAAGGCCCCGGCCAAATGGTGCACAGTAGTATGGATGCCTATCACTAGGTCGCACTCAGCCACAAAAGCCGCCGTGTCGTCAAAATCAGGCGATTGAACAGCCCTAGGGATGTGTTTTACAGGCAGTCCAGACTTCTCGATTTCCTCGGTAGGGTCTTTGTACTGTAGGGACACCCAATGCGCGTCTATCGACTCGATCAAAGGCCGCAGCGCCTCCAGACCTACAGCCCTGCGTTTAGCTTGTGTGGATTGCCTACCCCCAGACCAGCAGATGCCGATAACTGGCTTTCTGCCCCAATGGTCAAACAGTGTTCTCCATTGGAGCCGCCGCTCAGGGTCAGCCACCAGATATGGCGTTTTAGGACACGATTCAGGGCTGGGCCGGTAGAACCTAGGCAGTTCACCGATGGCGCAGTTGTAGTCCAGTTGGTAGGCTTTCTCCCAATACGGGTTTTCTCTGCGCGTTCCGTACACATCCGCATCAGGGAATGACCTACGAAATAGCCCCTCAAGTCTTGAGTCGCACTCAATGACGATCTTGTTCGTTTTCAGCGCATCAGGTACGCATGACGCATACATGATCTCATCACCGATACCCTGCTCACCGTAGACACACACGGTCCCCGGCTCAAGGCTCCACCTAGGCTTATCCTGGTGGCGCTCCTCTTTACGGAACTTGCCCCCGAGGCACTTGGAAAACCCTTTCCAGCCCGTTTCCCAATCACCTACAGCCAGAGAAGCAAAACCCAGCGTAGTCCAAGCCCCGTCGTGTTCAGGCTCTTTCCTTAGGGCTTTCTTGCATCCCTCAATGGCTTGTTTGTATTCACCATCGTTCAAATGCGTAAGGGCAATGTTTGCCTCATGCGCAGCACTTGGGAACAGCTTCTCAGCCCGTTTAAACGCTTCTCTGGCCTCTTTGTACCTGTGGCATTCCGCTAGGCACATGCCTACGTTATTCCATGCCTGATAGCGATTAGGGGCCAGTTTCACGACACGCTCAAACACGGGGAGAGCCACCCCATGCCTCCCCGCTCTGGAGTAGATCGTCCCGACAAGGAACAGGGCTAGCGCGTCGTCCGGGTTATCTGCAAGGATTTCACAGCACATGCGGTGCGCTTCATCCGGGTCTTCCTCAATCAGCGCCTGAGCGCGGAGAATGTCAGATTTTTGCACGTGTGGTAATGAGGTTGTCGTATCCGATTTTCTTGAGTCCTGCGATTATCTCCTGCCCTGAGGCGTGGTACACATTGATACCGATTCTCAGCAGCTTGACAATCACAATCTCCGGTATGTGTGCGGCGTGCATCCATCCATTCTTGATGCCGTTGCGCGTGTATTCGTCGTCGTTTCGCAGACGATTGGTCATCTCGATATTGGCGGAAATGTCCTGCCGCTTCTTGATGACAAGCCGGTTAGTAAGTTCATCTACCTCAGAGGTAGTGATGACGCCGCCAGTATTTGATACAAGTTCTTGCATGTGAAAAGGGGCCAGGTTTCCCCGGCCCCGTCAGGTTTAGCTGAAGAAGTCTTGCAGCTTGGCGTGTGCGTCGGGGTTATCGGCCACCAACGTGTACTCACCAATCAGCATCTTCTTTTCCGCATCGCCGGTCTTCGCCAGGTCTTCCATGCGGATGCCGTCAAGGAAGGCAACCGACACGTATTCCTTGTCGATACAGAAAATCGTGCGATTCCGCATGTAGCGGTTCAACACGATCTTGTGCGTACCGAAGTCGGACACGTACAGGTCAACACCACCGATCACCATCGATTGCGCTTTGCCTTGGTTCGGCACGTAAGTACCGGCAAACTTAGACGCGCCACCGAAAGCCGCCATAAACCGCTTTTGGGCGGAATTGGTCATGATGACGGAGGGATCACCACCGTCAACCCACGCAGCCTGCAAACCGCTGAACAGGTCCGTTTCCGCAAGGGTTGCGGTAGCGGTGCCGTCAGTAGGCGCAGCCCACACACCACCAGCATAGCCGGGGGTTGTGCCGGTCGAGGACGAAGACGACAGAATGCGGTTAGCCGCAACCATCGATTCAAAACCAGCGGAGCTACGGGCCGTACCAGTACCGCCAGCCGATGAGGCTTGGTTGGTGACCAGTGCGTACTCGATATCGCGCTTCAGTTCCTTGCCGTACTTGGTCGTCAATCGGGCCAGTTCCTTTGCGCGACCGTACTTGCGTACAGAGTCAGCGGTGCGGGACACGATCACAGTCTTACGGCTGATCTGCGTGTAGTTGGACAGCATCGTCGTCGGGGTTGCCGTGGTAAACGATGCGTCGTCACCTTCAATCTGCCGGTTGGCAGCCGCAGCGGACAGCGCGTCCGTCTGCCACTGGTGCAGGGTCGCGGAAGCCTTCTTGCGCTTCGCCATCGTCAGGAAGGGGGTTTCCTCGGGGGAAATGTCGAAGATTGCGTCTTCAACGTCTTCGGCCATGCCTACCAGATCGTAGGTGTCGGTCGTTCCGGAAATTTGAGCCATGATTTATTTCTTTCGTTTAGAGAACATGCGTTCGAAGTACGCTTCTGCGTCTCCGACTTTTCCAGACTTGCGCAACGCTTCGCGTGATTTGGCAATGTCTGAATTCGCCTGTGAATTCTGGGTACTGCGCCCGCTGATTTGCATCGGCTTGGCGTCAGCGACTTTTTTCTGGACGGCTGGCTTTTGTGCCTGTAGCTTTCGCCACATCATTGCGTCGTGCAGCACATGCACATGACGCGGGTCTATCAGCCCCTCCAGTTCTTTGGGTGTGAACCCATACGCATTCAAAGCGGTCTCAGCAATCTGCTTCTTAGCCACACCATCCAGCTTCGGGAGTCGGCGCATCAACTCCTTTTGCGCATTTTCAAGCTGTTTTGCGGTGTGTTCTTGCTGTGCAACTTCACTCTGTTGCGCGATCTGCTGCAACTCACCTACCGTGCGTGTCCGCTGTTCGGCAAGTTGTCGATACTGGCGATCAAGTTTCAGGAACTCGGTCGGGTTCTCGTCAGCCAGTTGGTTCCAGTTCAATTGACCGTACTGCTCTAGCTGGCCGTCGATGTTTCGCAGTTCAACGGCTTTGTCGAAGGCAATGGATTGAATCTTCGATGACTTCTCCAGAAACTCCATCTGGGTCTCTGTGCGTCGGCGAATATCCGCGATCTCTTGCGTCTTCGTTCGATAGTCCTTTTCGCGCAGTAGTGCGTCTTTCAGTTCTTTAGGAACTTTGTACGCCTTACCCTCGAATTCGACATCCTCATCAGTCGGAGCCTCTGGGTCGGCTTCGGCCTCCGCTTCCTCGTTACCCTCTTCGGGCGATTCGGCTTCGGTCTCTTCCTCTTCCTCGGGTTGTTCCTGCGCCTCCGGTTCAGGGGCCTTTTCTGCTCGTTTAAACGTCGCTTCCAGGCGGTCCTCAACAGACGGCTTTTCAACTACGGGCGTGACTTCCGGTTGCGGAGTGGTCATGTCTGCTTTCTTCTGCCCTTCTGGGCGTTAAATAGACCTGTGCGGATGCTCAGGCCACCTTCCTAAGCTGCCGCTTTAGCCAGTTCTCGCGTTCCTGCTTTTGGTGCAGCGCGAGGCGACCGGTTTGGGCGACCTCTTTCAGGTTCGATTGCACCTTAGACAGCAATTGCAGACTAAGGGCGATTTCATGTTGCGTATCCCTGTCCGCCATTGGGCAGCGTTTCAGGGCGTCGATAAGGCCGGTTTCGACCTTGGTGAAGCACTCCACAAGCATCGGGTCATTCAGCAGTCGTTCCGCTTCGTTACCGCGTGTGATCTCTTCAATTTCGTTCATAGCAGCATGATTAGTGCTTCCTCATCCTCGCGGTCACGCATGTATTGCGTGGCGATGGCCTGAGAAAGCAGGTTTTGCAGAAAGGCTTGATAAGCCTGCTCGTACTCCACAACAAGCGGCCTAGCCTGGATTGGCTCCGGCGCTGTGTTTGGTTGCGGTTTTGCCGGTAGAACCCGAAGGAACTTTGCCCGCCTAGGCTGTTTGGCCTGTTCTATGACCTCTGTAGCGGCTTCCTTTGCGTCCTGCTCTGCCAGTTGCTGAACAAGACTCTGGATTTCCTCGTATGTGCCGGTAATCAACTGCCCGTTGATCTTGACGCTGTGACGGACAGGCTTTGGATAGCCGATAGTCCTTGTTTCACCACTTACCGTTACAGTCCCATCCTGCCCGGTAAACACCAGCGATGCAGCGTCACCAGATACGGACAGCGAAACAGTCCCGCTCTGCCCCGTAAAGACAAGGGATGCCGCATCGCCGTCAACAGTGACGTTCCCGCCCTGAGCCGGAATGCTTGATAGCGGTAATGATGCGATTGCGTCAAAGCCTAGCATTTACCACCACCGCATGAT